GTTACGTCTAGATCGCCGCTTTCCTTGAAAAGCGCGTATGAGCCGGTTAGGTAATTCGCAAGACCGACTTCGCCGGATTTCAGATTACGCAGTGTACGGATCGCCGGGGCGTCGGCAATTCCTATGGCGTTGCTATCCTGTCCATTCTGCGCCCATACAATCGCCAGTGAGCCCACAGGCGGATTATGGCACAGTCCGTATGGCGTCCACAGGGTTCCATCCTGTACGAGCCCCTGATAGCCCAGAGTGCCGCCGCGAAGGTCAATCGTATCGTCAACCGCCGAGACGCGCGCCGCCTTGAATGCCGATTTAATCCGCTGTACGAGCTTTCTCATGTTTGCAGGTTCTCGCCCCTACGCGCGCGCCGCGCGTCCGCCTCATCACCGATGCGCACATTGTAGCCCTCCGGCGGGCAGCATGTAATGAGGGTTTGCGTCCCGCCGTCCGCATCAACGCTATATTCTACAGCGCGAATAAGGAAAATCCCCTTGATGCCCATGGGCTCGTCATCGACTTTGACAAGCTGCCCGAAATCCCAAAGCGTCCCGTCCGATTGCGCCGCGCCTGCGACCGTCGCAGAGTAGTCTGTGGCGCGGCTCTTTCGGATATTGGCTTCCTCTATCGCGCGCTTGGTGCATTCTGCGCTAGACATGGTTTCTTCTGCCTGCGCCTCGTAATAGCGACTGGGGCGGATTTCAGCATCGGTCGCGTTTCCCTTATGGTCCGTGGCTTCGTCGTCGTAGCTATCCTCAAAGCCAAGGTTAGCTTGGCTCGTAATGCGATAGCGCCCGAACCTGTCTTGATGATCGAATGACGCGCTAGACGATTTGACGTTGTTACCGTCGCCATTGATGCGGTTGAGGATCGGCGATGCTGCCCGCTCGTTTCCGGGCCGGTAAATCAACAAGCGGCCATCGCCGGACGCCACAAGATAAACCTGTTTCTTGCGCGCGAATGACGTTATGAAGTCCATAGCGCCTTGACCGCTATCGGCTGTAATGCCTGTTTCTTCGCTAAATTCATCGTCCGGGGGAGGCGCGCTTACCGATACGGACTGCCCTAAAACATTCTCGACCGGAATATCGGCACCAAGCGCCGCAATGACGCGCTCGCAAAATGCCGTCAGCGTGACAGGCGACGGGATATTCTTTGCCGCGTCCGGCACGGCGCTATCAATCAAGTCCGCTGTATTGTCGCGGCCCGCGACCGTCACGCTATGCCCTTGCGTCCCGATGGACGCGCGCACGGTGTCCGCGAAGCCTTTGAGTTTCGTGACGCCATCAATCACGATTTCAACAGGATCGCCCGCGCGCACTGGGAAATCCGCTGGCGTTGTATTGCTGGACGTAAAATTGAACACACCGGCATTCATGTCTATAGAGCGCGCCAGCGATGCGCTTTCCCACAGACCGAACTTGCGACCGTTGACGCGGATTTCAAAGGCCATTAGTTACCCCTGAAAGCGGTGATGTCTCCGACAAGTGCCGTTGATTTTTGCGCCGGATTTAGCCTGCGAAGCTCGATTGCGCGAGACTGCAACGCGGAAGCGGAGGTAAATTCCTCAGCATAAAGACGATGCGCCTCAACAAATGCGGATGCCGGTGTTTCGCGGTTGACCGTGACCGTCTCAAACGCCTCTTGACGCTTTTGCTCCAAAACGTCAAGTGCCGCGATGCGCAGGTTTAGCACGGCATCGCGCACGCGGTCGTCCGATTGAATAATATCCGCGTCGATTGTGTCGATCCGCATAAGTTGTTCGTTTGCGCTTTCGAGTTGCGCGCGAACATCATTGATTTCGTCAAGGGTGCGGTAATCTTGTGCAGCCGCGACCTCATACGCGGACACGAGAGACGCAACGCGATTTGAATAGACGATTGTCTCGCGGTTGTCGTTTCGCTGTATGCGTTGCGCCGTAGTCTCTGGCCAAAGCGGCACGGTAACTGACTGCGAAATTTCGCCGCCCGGAGAATTTGAAATCTTGCGCAGAGACGTTGATAGACCGCCACCGAACCGCGTCATTCCGATAAGGCCATCAAATGCACCCGATATGTTTCCTGCGGCTGCAATGATGCCGGAAAAACCTAGGCTTGTTTGCTGCCAAATGGAAATGAGATTGGACGCAGCGCCAGCACCATTTCGGATAAGCGTCGGAGCCGTTGACGAAACAAGCGAAACTGTGCCGTTGATGCGCTCAAGTGTTGACGTGGGCAACATCGTGGCAAACGCGCCCGGCACCGCTTGCGCGGCCCGGATCAAATCGTATTGCGCAACGGCTGAATTGGCGACCGTGCCCGGCGTCCGCCAATCGTCTCCAAAAACAACGCCGATTGCCGCGCGCGCAAGGTCTCCTAGGTCGTAAACCTCCTCAATGTCACGACGCGCGGTGTCGGGCCCCGCAGCGGGACGGCCAGCGGCGAACTCAAGCGTGAAGCGGATTTCGCCAACTTCGCGGTGCGAACTGTCAACGGAATATGGAAGCGCATAAACGTTTTGCGCGCCAAACACAGGCAACACAAGCTCGCCCGGCCCAGACGTATTGAGTGCGGCCCTAAGCGCGTCCGCGCGCGCGCGCCAATCCGCGCCATGAACGAAAGCCTGTACGGTGAATTTACCGGGAAGCTGCCCCAAGTCCTCAACAAACCGCTCCGACGAATTGACGTATTCGTGCAAAACGATTTTGCGGCCTTCTTCGGGCAGCACTTCGGAACTGACGCTAAACGAGACGCCGCGAAACGATGCCGGGAGTAGCTGGGATATGCGATTGTCAGGCATCAATAAGCCGTTGCGAGATTGGAGCCGCCGTTGAGATTGATCCTAGCATCTTCAACCGCCGCATTTCCATTTCCGGTAACGGAAATCTGCCCGTCAACATTGACATTCGCCTGACTTTCGCGGCGCTCCGCGACGGCTGCGGCGGGGCTTTCCATACCGGGAGGCATCGGCGCTAGTGTTGCGCCCTCCGGCATTTTGTTCACCGCGCCAGAAACTTCGCTTTGGCCTAGACCAACAAACCGGCCCACGCGCACCGCCGCGCCGATAACCGCGCCGATGATGCCTAACAGGCCCTCAAGCATCCCTGTAACGTACTCATAAAAGCCCACGAAAACATCCTTGATGCCGTCCCACGCCATGCGCCAGTTGCCGGTAAACACGCCGCTAACGAATTTTACGAGGCCGAAAAGTATCTTCTTCAGATTGTCGATACGTTCAGCGAACCAATCCATGATCGGTCCCCAGTTTTCATAAATCAGGTATGCAGCGCCAGCGAGAACGCCTGCGGCACCAGCAATAGCGAGAACAATCAAGCCGATTGGGTTTGCGACAAGGGCGACGCCGAGAGTAAAGAGCGCCTTCGCCAAAAGAGCAACTGCGACAACTACGCGAAGGGCGATGATCGCTGCAAGAATTTTGATCGCGTTCCCGAAACCTCCAACGGCGGATACGGCGGCATTAAACGCGCGCATGACTGACCAAACAGCATGACCAGCATCGGCTATGCCGCGCTTAATCGCGGGCAAGTTTTCGCGTAAGTAGGCAACACCCTTGTTAAACTCTTTGAGAATGTTTTCACGGTTCGCCGCGACAAACTCGCTGAATTGCAGGGTCAATTCATTGAACATCGGAATAAGTGCATTGCCGATTGTTATGCGAATGCCCTGAAATGCGTGCTGCAACCTAGTCAGATTGTCGTTAAATGCCTCCGACTTCTTTGCAGTTTCTTCATCAATGATGATGCCAAGCCTTCGCGCCTCCTCAGCCGCAGCCTCAAAGCCCGCCCGCCCCGCATTCAAAAGCGGGATCATGCTCGCGCCGGAGCGTCCAAAGATGCGCACTGCCGCAGCCGTTTTCTCCGCGCCATCCTCCATTTTTGAGAACGCATCGGCAGCCTGCAAAAGCACTTCTTCCATGCTCATGCTTCTCAGGTCTTTTGCACTCAGTCCAATCTTATTGAAGTGACGCAGGTACTCTTTTGATCCGCGCGCGGCTTCCGTCATGTTGACGTTGAGCATACGCAGGCCGGTATTCAATTCCGCCTGTTCGATGCCAGCAAGTTTAGCGGCCCAACTGACCTCTTGCAGCGCCTCGATTTCCATACCGATTTTTTGGGACGTCTTGAACGCCGCATCGCCAAGGTCCGCAGCCTCTTTAGCAACACGGAACATGGCGTAACCGGCACCGGCAACAGCAGCACCGGCAACAGCGCCGAAC